CTATGGCGCTGCATCAGCTACCGGCAAAGAAAGCATAGCCCTTGCTGCTGGAAAGGATTGCAAGGCAAAGGGAGCATTAGGATGCTGGATTGTGCTTACTGAACGTGGAGAATGGGACGGGAACACTTATCCTATCATTTCAGTCAAAGCATTCAAAGTGGATGGTAAGTCAATCAAAGAGAATACTTTCTATTCTTTAGTGAATGGAGAGGCAGTGGAAATGAAATAACAATTTATTCCAGCCGCATCAAAGGTAGTGTTATTACCGTACTAAAAGCCGTGAGAGAAGCGAAGTGCACATCGTTTTAATAATTACGTATGGGAATAATATATGCTGTACCGTGAAACAAATGCTGCTGAAATAGAATGATATAATAAAGTAAATTAATTGTGAAGTTATTATATGAAAACATCAAAATCATTCCATCAAGAGTACATTGAGAAAGCCAAAAAACTAATCCATGAAATCCTTGAAGATAAAAAAGAGTACGATGACTGGACTCAAATTCGTTTTTCCATGCAAAATGCAGTACAAGCTGCGGCTAATATATGGGGAATATCATCAGATGAACAGATTTATAAGATGAGAGCCTTTATTACAGAAATGGTTATCGCCGAACTTTTAAATCTCCGACAATTTGATATATTCTTCAAGAAGAAGGGAGCAGAAAAGAAAAAGCCATTAGATACATTGTATTGTCCAAAATGTGGAAGTAATAATGTTGAAGAAAGAGCATGGGTAAATCCAAACACAGATGAAATCAGATATAATGATTCAGTTGAGGAAGAAGATTGCTGGTGTAATATTTGTGAAGAGCATGTAGAATTATGCACTCTTTCAGAATTATGGGAAATGTTTGGGGATATTCCGGTCAATAATGATGACGAGATTGAAAAGGACTTTCTTAACTTCTCAGCCGGAACATCAAAGTTCAATGTCTGGCATTGGTTCGATGAACGGTGTCCCAATAACCTGCACGATGATTTAATGTTTCCTTCAAATAGCAACAATCATGGATAAATCTATAAAACAAATAGAGCAAGAGTTGTTTAATCTCGAACAAGAGAAAAATAAGCTGGAGAAAATATTGATTGATGCGATTTCTTCCGCAATGTTAAAGGTTGCTCAAAATAAACCTATGCAGCGAATTAGTAAGCATTGTTTTGTGATTTGTTTTTCAGATATGGTCGAGAATCCCTGGAATCCTGGGTTTTACGACTGGGAGAAATCCATCAGTATCATTTTGAAGTTTTTAAGACCTAAGCCGGCAAAAGAGTGGGTTTGCTCGTTGGTTTCAAAATTGGGAGGCACACCAAAGAATCAGCCAGTTGTTTTTGAATACCGTAAGAAAAGTTTCGACGTGATGTATTCAAAGAAAATTCCAGTGTCTCGGATATTTATTGAACAAATAATCAAAGAATTAAATCGGTAACAATCATGAAAAATAAGATATATACTCGTTCAGTCACAATTCGTGACAACGACATGAACCGTTGGGGTATTACATTTGAAGTCCGTGAGGTAGACCCTTGTACAAAACGAAACATTGACACTTTGGAAGAATTTGTAGAACACTTTGAAGTATCAGTGTGTGCTGAAGGTTGCGGCAGCTGGGGTCAATGTTATGGCAGGATAACACCAAGAACACCTGGACAAAAAGACTTGCTTGATTTTTGGAATAAATACCATTGTGGTAGTATAGCAAGTGGAACCAGAGCACAAGAGAAATATCTTCATGGAGAACAATATAAAAAAGATTTTGATGAATTCATCAAAATCTTTTCCGGATACGATGAAAATTTCCGTAAACAGTTTGATGCCACATCATTCAATATCATGTGTAAGTTTTATCAAGTACAACCCGAACACATGCCTACATTGAGGGGAGTGATTTCAAGATATGCAGATGGTAATCCTATCGAATATATTCTTGGGCTTAACCCTAAACGAATCAGACATGATGCCAATGACTTGTATGTAAAATACATTTTTCTGGCGATCAGAGGGCTGTATATCAACAAAGGTTACAAATATGGAACTGATTGGCTTTACTTACCCATTCCAGAAGATATATGCAAAAGAATAGATGACTTGTGCGAAGTGTTACAAAACGAAGAAGAAGATTTATCTCAAAGCTTCGCTGTTCCAGGCGATTTTGACATGAGTGGTAATTTTGAAGCTACAAAAGATATTGTTGAAAAAGTTATGGAAATGCGTGATTGTGATGAAGAGGAAGCTAAACGGTTTGTAGCTCTTGGGATTCATTTGCAATTGACATTTGGTGATTTAGATGATACATTTCAATCGAATGGCGACTGCTTATATCAAGCAAATGGGACGGAATATTATATAGGTACAGAAGAAGAGTTAGAACAATTAGCCAGTGACATAGTACATAATAATGATGAGTATGAATATTTTTGGCGTGAGGCGGTTGCGGCCCAAAATACAATAGATTCTTTGGAAGACTGGTTGGATTCTATAATTTCCATAGACGGCTGGTGTTCTGTTTTAAATCATTGGGATGGTGAATACGAAAGTTATAAGATAGCTGGAGAATATATTTGTGTTTGTAGGTCATAAAATATTGAATTATAATGGAATATATTAAGCATTCTGATTTTAGTGCCATGTGTGACAAAATTAGAAAAATGGAAGTGGAAGAACTGGTATTAGCATTGCAAGCTCATGGTGGCAAATTTGTTTGGGTTGACGACGATAACAATGAGGAATTATTATACGAACCGCCTACAATCATGGTCAATACGGATGAAGGCCCCATGGACGTTGTGGTTTATGAAGCACGGCTGAATAATGGACATATCAACTTGTTGGCTTACGATAAAGAATGGGGCAACAAGCAGCATATCGAGCTGGAGTATATTGCCACCGGACATCTTGCATATCTTATAGAACACATGCCTGTTACAGACAAAGTAAAATCTGTAGCAATAAACGATGATTAATATGGGACATAAAAAGACGATTGATTATTGGAGACACCCCACCTATTTTGAAATTAAATCTGGAGAGGGAGCTATCCATTGGTTAACAATTGATATAGAAAAGGTACTAAAGCCTGATGGAAGTTTAAAAAAATGGTTTGTCCATACAGATGGGTTACGATATAACCGACCATGAAGAAAGGTTGTTCCTGTTTTATACAAGAACAACCTTTATGTTAATATACAGTTAAAGTGGACAACTATTCACACCATACAAGTAAACAAAATCTATTCAAATTAAAGCTGCGATAAAATGCCGTTAAAAATAGAAGACATAAAATTGGCAGGAACCAGGTTTGATGGCCGCGCTAAGTTGTCCCCAGAACAACGCCAGGCCATTCAGATTTTGGCCCGTGAAGGATATAGTCAAAGAAAGTTGGCCGCAATGTTTAATGTAAGCAAACGGCTTATACAATCTATACTATCTCCCCCTACACGCAAGACTTACAAACAATATCCAACTGAATATTGGACTGAGTTAAAACGAAAATATCGTAAAAAGAAAATTGATTTATATAAAAATGGAAAGATCAAGTTTAATAACAAGCTGAAAAATAAATGAGACGCAAGCGTATCAAGCGTGTAGCTAACATTGATTTTGGCTATCGTTCAATTACTGGCGCAAAGCAACATATAAAAGTATTCTTGAAATCGCTTCTTTCGCAAATAGGGCTACAACAAGGAATAGACTATGCAGTAACAGCTAATCATTTGCGAATTAGACATGTGAAAAATATTACAGGAAAAATAACCACTACACTTAAAGAGATATTCCCAGTATTCAATTTTTATTGGAAGACTCCAAGATTATTAGTGTGGTTCTAAAATCAATATTGCTAATAACAAGTATGGAAAATTTAAAATTTAGTGTTGGAGATAATGTGAAAATTGTATCCAATGATCTGCAACCAGAAATGGTTGGAAAAATTGGCAGAATAAAGAAAGTGTACCCGTCATTTTCTGAAGATTCAGATAATAATATTCACCCTTCTTACTTTTATCGTGTTGAAGTAGGAGGAACTGTCTTAAAAGGAATTGCTACAAACGAAGATCTAAAAAGTGTATCACATTAAGGAATCATGGTGCAAAATGTGTGTTTCGGAAGACAATCGGAAACGAAATAAAAGAAAGAAATCGAATTAAAAATAATCTATATGATAATAGCATGGTTTTCTTGCGGTGTAACATCCGCAGTAGCTTGTAAGATAGCACTAAGTCTGTATGATGATGTGCAGATTTACTATATCGAAACAGGTTCCGGGCATCCTGATAACAACCGGTTCCTATCTGATTGTGAAAGATGGTATAATCGCTCGATACATACTATCAGAAGCGATAAGTATCTCAACGTAGAGGATGTGTTGGCTAAGAAAAGATTTATTAATGGTCCTACTGGCGCAGCTTGCACATTCGAACTAAAGAAACAAGTTCGTTACAAGCTGGAAAAAGAGTTGGGAAATTGGGACGGTCAAGTCTGGGGATTTGATTTTGACCCGAAAGAGATTAACCGTGCCATTCGCCTAAAGCAACAATATCCGGAAACAAAGCCGTTATTCCCGCTTATTGAAAGACAGATAACCAAAAAGGATGCAATGGGTATGCTTTGGAAAGCTGGCATTGAAATCCCCGCTATGTACAAGATGGGTTACAATAACAACAACTGCATCGGCTGTGTGAAAGGTGGTATGGGCTATTGGAATAAGATACGGAAGGACTTCCCGGAGGTATTCAACCGAATGGTAGTAATTGAACGAGAAGTGGGTGCAACGTGTCTGAAAGACAAATCGGGAAAAATATTTCTTGATGAGCTTTCTCCTAACCGTGGAGAAATACCAGAAGAAATCATGCCTGATTGTTCTCTTATTTGCCAAATAGAATTCCAAGGGATAATAGACAGGCAGGTAGAACGGGTTTTGAAAGGGGAAATTCACATTAATGACGTAACATGAAGAAAAGAATAGAAAAAAAGATGCAGAAACACCCGCACAGATACAAATTGCATCAGTATTTGAAGTATGCCCGCCAATGGTGTTTCGCTCTGACATATAAGGGTAAACTATACACGTTATTAGACGATGGTAGAATTGTAAAGGAGAACAGTTGATTATGAAGCATTTAATTGATGCCATTATAAAGAAATGGTTCTGTTGCCACGAGTGGGAATACTTATTTGAGAGGAGAGTTGAAGTTGTTGATGATTGGGGCGATAGCAGTTGGTACACCGTCCGTCACTATTTCTGCAAGAAGTGTGGTAAATATAAGAAAATTAAAAGTCATTGATTATGAAACAGACAGTAGAAGAAGCAGCAAGGGAAGCAAGAATGGCAAGTGCCGAAACATTGACCACTTATGGTACACATACGTCACTTGATGATTTTACATATTTATCCCATGATGAAATTGCAGAAGCTGCATTTATAAAAGGTGCCGAATGGCAGGCAAAGCAAGCACCTTGGATAAGCGTGAAGGAACGGTTGCCGAAAGAAGGGCAAAAAGTTTTTGTTTTGGTGATGTGTTATGGCACACCATGTATTCGAGAAGAAAAGTTTTGTAGAAATAGCAATTTAGATAAAAAGGGAATGTGGATTCACGGAAACAGTATCGTGCTGGCATGGTTTCCCATCCCCTCTTTCGATGAGATACTCGAAGCCAACAAGGATGTACTGGAACGGATTAAGGAGAAAGGAAACTGAATTATGGATAAACAAACCAACAATATTTGCTGTGAAAGCTGTGAAAAATGCAAGCATTATCTCCATGTGGTAGATAGAGAGAACCGTTCTCGCGGATATGTATGTGCTTTATGGCTGGACGGGATAGCTGGTAGTTTGGACTGGTTCTATCCGGATGTGAAATGTTTCGAGAAAAATACAAGAGATGGAAAAGTACAGAATTAAGACACATGGAGTATATGGCCATATTTTTGACGTTCAAGTGAAAAAGTGGTATGGATGGGTACTCGTTAAGAGGTTTAAGGCGGATGTGAGTTCTAACGACGCGATGATAGACAATATTTATTACTGTGAAATACTATCCAAGGAACTTTTGGGAAAATTGGAGGAGGAATTATGAAACCAAAACAAGTATTATCAGTCGAACAGATGAGACATTTGCAGGAGCTTGGGCTGGATACAAGCGATGGAAGCATGTGTTGGTGTTACGCTCTGTCTTATAAAAATGCAAAATGGGAACTTGAAATATATGAAGATGTAATTAATCAAAAACGAGATAGTGCATTTTGGGAAATAATTCCCACTTACACTTTGCAGGACATTCTCGACAAGCTGCCGACACTTATAATTATAAGTTCCGATTTTTATAAGATTTGCATTGAACCGTCTTGTGGATATTGGGATATATATTACTATAAATCTGATGCTACAGAACTTATCTCGAAAAAGTCTGAAAATATTATTGATGTGGCTTACGATATGTTGTGCTGGTGTATTGAAAACGGATATGTTGAAAAGGAGGGTAAATAATGAAAGCGAGAATAAAAGAGACTGGAGGGATTGTAGAGGTTGAAGACTTATATGATGATGGGACTGCCTTAGTGAATGGTAGGTATTTCAAAGTGTCAGAACTCGACTTCTTTGATAATTTTGAAACTATTGATTGGGAGCAAAGGCGTTATGAATTGGCGAAAGCTGCTATGCAAGGGTATTGTATTGCTTTAGGAATAAACGATGACAGTGAAACTTATGATGATATTGCAATAGGTTCCTTGAGAGCAGCCGATGCACTAATAAAGAAATTGAAAGGGAAATAACCATGGATATAGAAGAAGCAAAAAACAAGAAAGCGAAAGCCGAAATGGAGATAGCTTATATTCTGGAAAAACTTGAAACCGAAACGGGTTTAAAAGTCAGCAACATGTTTTATATATGCAGAGAAAAGGAAAAATCTGCGTTAGCTGTTTCCCCCATAGAGCATATAAAAACCAATATAATCTTAACGTTGTAATCATGGAAATTTCCGATAGGTTATCAGTTGATATAAGCCTTAAAAAGAAGGAGGGATAAATATGCAGAATGAAATTTCGTGGAACGAAAATACTTATTATAAGATTTACAATCCATATAGTGATATTTCTCCTTTAGAACCGTGTGATGCACCCAAAATGAAAAAATATCGCCCAAAATATGATAGGTGTACAAATAAGCAGATTGCGAAACGCAGGAAGAAGAATAAAAACCGTAAAACGCATAGGAGAAAATAATCATGGAAATAAAGAACGGAATAATAATAGACGGAGTGCTACATGAATTGAAGGAAGCGAAACATGATTATTGTTTAAAATGTTCGTTACGGAATAAATGCGATAATAGCGATTATCTTATTTGTGATATGTTTGGCGCGGGTCATGATGATTATTTTATCAATTGTGGCAAAGTAACAGATATTAAGATAGATAAGGAGGAATAACTATGGGATTTACAACACCGTGTTTCATACGTAAAAATACTGCTAATATTAGAAATAGATTAGAAGAATTTGGTTACTATTGTAATCCATATGTAGGTTGGCGTAATTTATACTACAATTTATGCACTTGTATATTTGGAGCTAATATGGTTTATTCATTGGACGATGATGATACAGATGATCTTGAAAAAATAGATGGTCTTATTGATTGTGGAATGAATGAGGAACTTTTCCTTGCTATCGCTGCATTGAGGGATGATACAGACAAGTACCAATGGTTTACGGATGGAGATAAATGGATTCAGTGTTCAGAAATCAGGTTCTCTACCTACTGGGCTTACAATGATGTTGACATTAACACGGATACCATTCACAAGGCTACCGTAAACGAATTGGTTGAACACTTTAAAGAAAAAGAATGAAAGCACATGTAATGAAACTTGAAAACAATTGTGTGATTGTTGACGAGGAATATTTTAATGAGATAAAGAAGGAGTCAGAATTTAACCAGGAAAAGATAAATGAGATTGCCGAAGAAAGGTTTTTGAAATATGTCAAAGAAAGCGGCATCAAACTTTCCTATAAAGTAAACGATATACCTTATCTTTTTCACCACGACTTGTTGTATGAAATAAATTATGATGAGAGAGGTTATCCTGAATCTGTGTTAGAGAAGGTGAAGTATGTTATTGCAGACGATATAACAGAGGCTTTGAACGACAAGTTTAAAGGACTGAAAGACGAGGCTTTGAATTACGCAATAAGCGAGTTTGACAAGCAGAAACACGGTTTGGAGGCTACTGCAAAAATATGGAAATGTATTGCATTAATCTTTTTCATTATGACTATTGTTTCAACAACCGCATTATTTATATAGTTATGACCGAAGAACTTGTAACATTAGAGACTGCGAAGCTGCTGAAAGAGAAAGGTTTCCAGCAAAGAAAATATTTTATAAATGTTTCTACTTTGCATCATTGTTATAAATACTTATCTGTTCCACCTCAATCTATCGCCCAAAAGTGGCTGCGTGAAAATCATTCTATTCATATAGCTGTTGATTTTAATCAATATGGACGATGGTATTATCGACTTTACGATATAGAGGATTATGATTTTCTTTCTGAAACAGAAGTTGATAAAATTTATAAATCTTACGAGGAAGCACTGGAAGCCGGGATACAAGAAGCATTAAAACTTATATGAGAAGATTTATATATATACTGGTTCCTATCATTATATCATATCTAATTTGCGTATATGAGTATAATACGTGGAATTTCATAGCCGGGTTAGAGCCTTCACAAGCTTGCGAAAGATTAGCCAAATACGCTTTTTATTTCGTGATATGGTATTGGGTTGCGAAACCTGTTGATTTGTTTAATGATTAACAAATAAGAGTATATAATTATGAAAGCAAACCTAATATTTTTTCTTGCAATATTCATCATATCAGCATTATTCATCGGTCATTTCCGACTGACATTCTCGCCGTTCAGTGTATCCTTTCTCTATTGGCATAGGACTGTAGGAGTTATTCTTATCGTTGCAGGATGCTTGGTTTACAACATAGGTGAGCATATATCAGGCTACAAGAAAGGACTGGATGAAGGTATGGAGATTGTTTTGAAAGAGTTAAAAAAAAGATACAATGAAGAAGATAATGTTCAATGATAAATACAGTCTAACCCAGGCTGTATTGGATGGTCGGAAGACGCAGACAAGAAGAATCATTAAGTGTCCGAAAGCATATCAAGAAAATCCTGCTGGATGTTTTAGGATTACTGAATCAGATGATGTTAGCCCCCTTTTTGAGATTCTTGTATATGATAAGGACTGTAATGACTTTGTTCCAATGTTTATTCAGCCGAAGTACAAGGTTAGTGGAGTTTTTGCCATTGCACAATGTTATGAAAGTTTAGGGATGAATCCCGAAATTGCACTTAATGATAGGGACGGAATAGGATTTTATACTAAAACTAAATTCGCACCCGGTTGGAAAAATAAAATGTTTGTCCGTGCTGACCTCATGCCCCATCATATCCGCATTACCGACATCAAGATAGAACGGTTGCAAGACATTTCCGATGAAGATTGCCTGAAAGAAGGAATTTACAAAGGACAATGCGGAAGTGTAGATACACATTTTATGGATGCTTATTATTATAAAGGGGACATTCAGCCTTATTGCACTCCTCGTGACGCATTCGCAGAACTGATAGATAAAGTCTCCGGCAAAGGGACGTGGGAGTCTAACCCTTATGTTTTCGTTTACGAATTTGAATTAGTTGATTAACCATGAATAGAAAAGAATACCAGGAACACTGCAAGCATTACAGCAAGTCATTCATATCGAGTATGGCAAGTAATATGTATGTGAACATACGGTGTGACGGGAAATGCCCCGTATGAGTAATTACGACAAGA